ATCCTTGAGCTGCTAGAAGCACCACCTCCCATCATATTAGACATCATCCCGAAAAGCCCACTCATGCCACCCTGTGGCTGCTGCGACTGCTGGGCGCTACCACCAAACATGTTCTTACCAAGCTGGTTCACGGAGGCCTGCTGGAACTGCTTCATTAAGTCTGGATTGGCACGAAGAACCTCCTCGACACCAGGAAGTGGTGACTTCTTAAACATACTGTTAGTAAGGTGGAACATGAAAGCGGAGCCTGAGAGAGACATCAACAGGCGCAGCTCGGGTGCCATCTTCTTACCAGCCCCCTTGTACTTATCATGGAGTTCCTCAAAGATGTCATCGTAATCGTTAATGTTCTCATGTACCTGCTCGCTCCATCCATCGAGCTTAACATCAAAGGGGTCGAAGCGGGTGTTAAGGAACTCAATACCTGTCACAAGAGCCATCATCATCTTGCGCTGGAACCGGACACTGGCATCTACCTCCTTCTCGCGCAGGATACGATGAAACTCTGCGCGCATCTCCTCAAGGTCTGACTGGATTGAAAACTTGCGTGGAAGCTTGTAACCCTTGCTCTCAAGACGGTCGAGCTGGTACAGTATCTCACGCTTCTCATTCAGTTCGGTCTCCATGCGTGTACGCTCTGTCGCCATACGAGCCGCCATAGGGTCTGCGTAGGCACCCTGTGTATTCATACGGGGCTGAACGGGGCGATTCTGTGAGGGTACACTATCCGATACATAGCTGTCTGTATCATCCTCTGTTGTCTCCCCACTGTATTCAGAGCCCTCACGACTATCAGGACCACTTGACCTTGACAGCACATCGCTCGAAACTTTGCGCTTGTTGATAAGCGCGTCAATACCCCCAAAACCCTGTGAGCTTGATGGCATAGAAGAAACCCCGAAGTTACTTCTCGGTTGGGGCATCCCAGCATCAGGGATTTGAAAGGGGCGCGTGCTATCATTAGCACCAATCTCTAGTATATCATCATCATCATCATTGCGTAGCAGAATTGAAGGACCCTGCATTGTCTCTTATAAATCCTTGGCATAATTAGCCTTATATATTGAACGCAATACGTTGGGTTCATATATAAATCATAAATGCTCCCATTGGAATCATATTCTTTCTTGCCCAACTGATCGCCTGGAGGCAACTATCCGCAAGGTCATCTCCCTTCTTGTGACATTCAAAATGATGGCGAATGTTCTCATCATGTGCTATGTAATGCTTACACAGCTGTATGGCCAGCCACTTATTGACCTGGTAAGGCTTGCTATATACAGGAGCATTTTTGCGTAAGTTCTCAGCATACTCACCATGTCCCTGTAGCTTTAGGGAGGCATGTATCATATGTACAGAACCAACATTTCCCTCCCAGTGCCTACGGAGCATAAAATAGTTGTAAATAGCCATCTGGATCGATTTCATGGTGCCATTTAGACGCGATGGCTGGTTCTCAATTAGAACATAGTTAATATGTTCCACCTCATACCTTATGCGAAGACCATCTATAACCTCATCTAAATGGGCGTATAGACGAAGAGATAGTTCCTCTATAGAGGGTCTCTTCTTCTCATCCTTCTCTTGGAGATGGATGATGTCCCATAATAATATTTCAGTAAGCGGAGCCTCAGTTGTACTGTCAAAAACATGATCTGTCCGCAACGAGCAACAGGCCAGGTTCTTGATGCCTATATCAAACGAAATAATCACTGGCATCAAGCCTCCTATATATATTGTAAGAGCTTATCAAAAAGATATAAGATACAAATTCTTATATATATTTAAAATAATATGAATCAGCATTTCATATTATATGGATATGGTATTCCTATTGCAACAGTTCAAGATAATCTTAGTATAATGGAAGCAGATAAAATAGAAACTATGATGCGAGAATATATAAAAATTTATAACTTAGACCACACAGGTCGCTATGTAGCTGTAGGAGATGCAGGAGACTGTATTATATATGATAATGACATTATAGACCAAATGTCTGATAGTGGTTAAAGTGTTCATAGAATTTTCATTTATATAGAAATAATAGGGATATATGATTAAAACTAAAGTTTCACCCAGAGACACATGTAAGCATTGTGGTAAATCTTTTTTAACAAGATATACTCGTAAAAGACACGAAGATACAGGTGTTTGCCAGAAAGCTAGCAATGAATGTGTTCCATCTAAAACTATACCAGAAGAGACGTCATTAGAACGTAGATCTAAAGTGGGAAAAATACTTGTAGAACGTGCTATTTTAAACCCATCTATTACTTCTGTACGCAGTACAACTTTTTTAATGAATAAAGCAGAACTTAGTGAAATGAAACAAAATCTAGTAAAAAAACTAGAAAAAACAACCTATAAATGGGCGGTGGATATTTTGCAAATAATACCAGAAAATAAGATATTAGTAAATGAAATAAATGATATATTAGTTAAGTATAAATTATTAAATAAAGACGATAAATGGGGAAATAGAAAGATAGGACAGTATGTTTTGCTGTCAGATGGCGTTGCCATAGAACCAACAGATGATAATAATATTATGATATATAGACTTGAAGACTTTATCAAAGAACCAGAAGGTTATAAACGCAAGACAAAACCACTACCCGAACAAAATAAATTAGAAACACAGCTACTATATGGAGAACCTGAACCAAGTGCATATAAAGATTGGAAAATATATCAAGGTTTCTACGGAGAGGTTCTTGATGAAAAGGGTCAGCCGAAAATAGCCAAATTAAACAAGACAGACCATCAATTATTGAAAAATAAGATGCGTGCCTTGCGCAAAAATATAAACATACTAACACAAATCGGTACAGATCAAATGTTTTTTGAATTTACTATAGTCCGTTCAGGATTAGGCATACATGCTTCTGCTAATGGGGGTGATATATTTACTACAAACAATACACCTCTCGTAAGCATGGCAGGACCTCTTCCAACTGAAGAAGGGCCAGCAAGATGGTTTATTAACCTAATAATACCAAATAAAGAAGAAGAAGAAACATCCTCAGAAAAAGAACAAAATAAGCGATTAGGTTATCCCCAAGATGAAATGTATGTGACTATAAGGGATCCTTATAAACAACCTGATCCTGAGTTTATTAAAAAGATGACAACTGCAGTAGTACTTATGGGATTATACCCAAATATTCCTGAAAAAATAATGATACATGTTATATATCCAAAAAATAAAAAATCAAAATCGCAATTACAAAATTCTTGGAAAGATTTGGAGCTTGATATTAAAAAGACAGAGGATGGTAAGACAATAAGGGAGGCAGAAGGTTACAATCCACGAACCAATATTAATTGGGCTAGATTTATATATACAATTCCTAAAGAACTTAGAGAACTATTATTAGAAAAGAAAGGAGGGAAGGTTAGGTACAAGAATAAACATTAGCATTACGATTAGCGAGATGGTATCATGCGTTTCTTCTTCATATTGGCCCATACACCTTTCTGGAGCTGCTGTATAATGGTAGGACTATAGGTTCGTATGTTATTTTTAAGGATAATTTTAGCAATATAGCTCCAGAAGTCATCCATCTTGTACATGGCATTGCTCTCGGCTATATTGCGGCATTGCTTCGCTAACCAAACATACTGGTTTGCTAAAACTTCGGTTCGGTCGGTAGTACCTTGTGGGGACGGACAGACAAGGTTCTGGTTAATGAGAGATAGCACCTGCTGCTGCATAGCAGGATTATTCATAGCCTCCGCTGGAATTAGGTCAAGAAGCGGTTCAAAAAGCGTAAAATTGTAATCAGGACATAGCAGAAGTCTATCCGATCTGTCTAAGAATATAGCATTGTTGTCTATAATTAGAAGCTGGTTTTCCAAAACATACTGCTGCTCCTGCCGTGTAAGCGAACGCTGCCCCTTCTTGTTAAGAGCCCTCATGATGCGTGGGAGAACCTTCTGTAAAGACTTGCGGTGACTTCCAGAGCCATCTACGACACAGTCTGCCCGTGTAAATATAGGTCTACGAAACTGTACACCATGTTGCTTCTCTATCCAAGAAATCTCCTGACAGGCCCATTCCTTCTGGCTTGCTGTATATACGAAGAAATGGACGTTCTGGTAGAACTTCTTCATAGCACGGAGGAAAGTTGCAAGCCCCGGGCGAACCAGATGTTGATCTGGGGCATAGGCACGCGAACAAGTGGATACATTCGGTGCCTTGTACCCCATCTTTCGGAGCATGGTTAGGAGACTATAGTGTTGTGTCTGGTAAGAGCAATTGCCTATCATGGTTCCATCTATATCAATTACAAAAACATAGGGAAGGTTTGTGCCCATTACTCTATAGAAGGATGCGATTTTCTATAGAGTGTCCGCTGTGGAGGTGGAGGGCTGTACACATTTAACCCGTATTTCCCGTAGCTCCTTGCTGAGCTTGTCATAGGTGGTTGTCAGCTTGTAGAGGAGCCATATAAGCAACAGAATTACGATGACCGTGATAAGGTTCATTGGGGGCTGTATCTATATAAGGATGAGACGATAAGATATTATAGCTCTAAGGGAGCCGCTAAATTTTTTCTTGCCGTTTTGTGGGGCATACCCTAGGGCTCGGAGCAGGGTGCTATGACCGCTGACCGCTGAATGCTAAGAGGGTTTTATCAATTAAATTAATATTTTTAATTGGTAATTTTACGATTAATATTTTTCGTTAAAAATAAAAACAAACTATTTTTGGGGTTTTACCGATAATATTATGTTACTAATATTCTAAGATAGGTACATGGCTAAAAAAAAGAAGACTAAGTCCAATAAGAAAAAAAAAGTAGCTCCGCGTAAAAAAGAACCTAGTATGCTTACATCTATTATAAGATTGATTATAATATTCTTACTAGTATGGTTTATAATTGATTTCCTAAATAGCAAAAATCCTTACTGGCGTGCCTAAATTGGGTTTTGCAGAAATGCAAAAAATTTTGCAAAATCCTTAAAACTTTCCGGACTTTTTTAAAAACTGCAAAAAAGTTTGCAGAAATGC